AACTAAGTGTTTGATTTGCAAGGATATGATTTTTGTAAAATCAATAGTTTGTACCTGAATCGAGGTACAATTGTACCTGAATCGAGGTACATACTCGTATTCTTGTACCTCAATCCGGGTACACTTGGCCTAAAATACCCTTACAGGGACAGATATGAGCACACCGATAGAAAGCCGATTTCAGATCGTAGATAGAAATACCGGCGAAGAGGTGACTGAAGAAAATTTCTTGAAAGAGCACTACAACGAAATTAGAGGTAATCAGAAAAAAGGTTTTGAAATAGTGTATCCATACAAGTTGCTCAGGTTTATGGCCATATCGGATAACTCTAAAACAAGGGTATTGCTGCACCTGCTTGAAGTTAAGAGCAGCCAAAATTTGATAAGCAAAACCAGCCGAGTTTTGGCAGATGAGTTAGGGATATCGAAGAATACCGTAAATACGGTGATGAAGAAGCTTCAGGAAGAAGGACTTCTTGTGAAGGTGAAACAGGGAACGTATTTACTAGATCCAGACGTAATGGTATACGGAGGTACTAACGCCTGGCGTGCTAAAGATATTTGGATGAAGCACCACAGAACGTGAGGGTAGCAAAATGTGTGATAAGCGTGAAAGTGTAGTTATGGGTCTACTACGTCAAATGAAAGACCGATTGGCTGAAGAAGCTGAATACGATTATGAAGCCAAAGAGATCGTTCATAAAATTGATCGGGTTCTTGTCGGAAAGCTTCCTCAGAAAAACAGCAACCAACTAAAAGAGAGTTTAAGTGAAGCAATTTAAATATAATAAATTTGCGTGGACTCGGTAAGCTGCAGTAGACTAATCTCAAATTTATTACCGAGTCCAATTATTATGGCAGTGCACCCTCTCGAAGAGTTTTTAATGACATCGCAATCCAAATCAGTATCTGTGCTGTTATGGATTTTGAAAAACAAAGATGACTTAAACCATTTGCACACTACCCTTGATACTGTGGCCAAAGAGTGCGGAGTAACAAAGGTTACGGTAAACCGAGTTTTCCAAGGCCTGTACGCCAGTGGTTTTATGGAAAAAGTACGTAACGGAAAATATCTAGTCTACAAAATCTGATGGAGAAAACCATGAGCGATATTTTAAAGTACTTCGAATATTCACACCTTCCGGCCAAGCTTCAGGAAGTGAGTAAACCCTTTTACGAGTTAGCACACAAAATGGATGAAGACCTTGATGGCTGTCTAGAAAAGTCTGCAGGGCTTCGCAAAATTCTGGAAGCCGAAGAATGTTGTGTTCGTGCTGCGTTGAATCCATAACAGGTGGCATTCTTCAAACGCATTGACAAAGAGCGGGTGTACGTAATCAAAATCGTACTGCCCGACGATACTGTGATACATAAGATTGGAATGACAAACTCTCCACGTTCAGCTGATCGAATGATGGAGATTTTGCGTTCTTGGTTTATGGCTTATCGATTTGTCCCATACACAGAACTACGCCTGGATATGGAATGTCGAGATGCCTACAAGCTTGAACAGTACATCCATAAAATACTGGATAAGAACCGGTTTGAACCAGACCTGAAGGTTGATGGCGGAACGGAAATGTTTGCGGATATTAACGAATTGAGAGTAGTGCAATTCCTAAAAGCGTATGGCAATAGCTCTTTTGTAGATCCTCCAAAGCTGAGTGAATCGGAATTCAGTACGATAAACCAACTCTTAACCCGGTAGATTCAGGAATATCATGAAAGAACTTTCAAAAGATCTCGTTATGTCGCAGCTGCCAAAAAAGCAACAGCTGATGGTATCTGATGAAGATATTGGTGAAATAAACAAACTTGCTAAAGATCCGGATTATGGTCCGGAATTTTTGCAGACTTACATGGACCATTTGATTGTACTGAAAGACAACCTTAAAAATAGTCACTCTCAGTACATCACTGCTATTAAATTCTTCAGTTTGGTTGAGGGTGGTCATACACTCAGAGATGCCTACATAAAAACTTTTCCAGAAAGGTGGCAAGAAAGAAGTAGGCGGAGCGATGATCCCGATGCAGTCATAAACGCAGAAGCCAGCAGGTTTAATAAAACACGATTGGTAAATGATGTTCGTAGAATGTCTGCCATTCCAATTCAGCTTATTCACCGTCACATACTGCACGAGGCTATTCTTTCACAAGCTCATCTGATGCGTACTTCCAGATCAGATATGGTCAGGCAGAAAGCAGGTGCAACTTTGATTGCAGAGCTCAAGCCTACGGAAGACCAGACAATCAATATCAACGTAGACGATGGGTCCAAGTCGGCCATACAGGAGCTCAGAGAGGCTACTGAGAGACTTGCTGCAGCAGAACGTAGATCAGTAGATGCTGGAGTGCCGATGAGAGATATTGCGAATTCTAAAATAATCGAAGGAGAATTTAATACCGAAAAGGAAGATAGTTAATGGATCTTGATAAACGCCTTAACTCGGTAGATTACGGATTCTTTGACACTGATTATCGACCTACTCAGTTTGCTTTAGAATTTATTGCTTTTGTTAAGCTGGTTAACGGGTCGATGGGTGAAGAGAATAAATCTCCTATTATCCATTACGACATGTTGGATCAGCTGTCTGAAGAACGAGAAGCAGAAGCTACAAGGTTTATTCAAAACCTTTACGTGTCTTTCCGTGGTTCCGCAAAAACAACAGCTTTGCACGAGTACATGTATCTGTATCTGGCAACCTATGGGGGTATTAAAGGGCTGGGTCAGATAAACGTAGCCATGTACATCAGCGACACTATGGAAAACGGTGTGAAGTCCATGAGGAACAACTTGGAGTTTCGGTGGAACAACAGCGAGTTTCTGCAGAAATATGTACCTTTTGCCAAGTTCACAGATGTTCGGTGGGAGTTTAATAATGCTGACGGTAAGCGATTAACCATACGTGGATTTGGTGCAACAACTGGTGTTCGTGGTTTCAAGGAATACGGTGAAAGGCCAACTTGGTGTGGCATGGACGATTTGATGTCAGATAAAAACGCAGAGTCACCAACGATTATCAGAGACATCAAAAACATTGTGTACAAAGCAGCACGTCAAGCAATGCACCCCAAAAAACGTATTGTAATCTGGACAGGTACACCGTTTAACAAGTCTGATCCTTTTTATGAAGCTGCCAGCAGTAAAGCTTGGAATGTTCGGGTATACCCTATATGTGAAAAATTTCCGTGCAGTAAGAGTGAATTCAAAGGTGCTTGGGAAGATCGTTTTCCATACTCTTTTGTTAAAAACGAATACTATTCACTGTTGGAAAGCGGAGAAATCAGCTCTTTCAACCAGGAGCTTATGTTGAGAATCACAAGTGAAGAAAGTCGTTTGGTACTGGACAGTGACTTGATTTGGTATAACAGAGATCTTGTTGTAAAAAACCGTTCAAAGTTTAATTTCTATATCACAACAGACTTTGCTACATCTGACGGAAAGAAAAGCGACTTAAGTGTGTGTGGTGTCTGGGCTTACACGAACAATGGGGAATGGCTGCTTGTAGATGGGTTCTGTAAACGTCAGCTTATGGACAAAAACATTGATCAGCTATTTCGTTATGTAGCTATTTATAAACCTTTGAGCGTAGGCATTGAGATCAACGGACAGCAAAAAGGTTTTATACAATGGCTAAAAAGCGAAATGATAAACCGAAACATATTTTTTAACTTTGCTCGTCAAGGCAGTGTTGAAGGTATTCGTAGAACCGGTAAAAAGATAGTATCGTTTAAATTGTTTGTTCCTCAGATTAAAGCCAAAAAAGTATGGCTTGCGTTAGAAATGAAAACTGATCCCCTGGTTATAGAAATTCTGGAAGAAATGTCTTTTGTAACAGACGAAGGTTTTCAATCTAAAAATGATGATGCTGGAGATATGATGTCTATGCTGACAGAAATGGACCCATACAAACCTGGAGAAGCTGTTGAGGTATCTTATACAGAAGACGAAGATGGCAACTATGGTATGTTCGTGGACGATGAAGAAGAAGACTTATACAATAGCAGCACAATCTTTTAGAGGGTATATCTGTGAACGTTAGTCAAGCAATTGAAATACTAAACAACTCTGAATTGAAGCAGCTTGGTCTCAAAGAAGATAAAGAATCAATTTTAAGCTACCTCAATATGGGTATTGTCGAACTTCATAAGCGTTTTGACTTGTGGGAAGAAACAGCTGTAGTAAATATGGTAGCTGGTGTAAATAAGTATACTATTAACGGACAAGATACTAACGTAGTACTAGACAACACAGATCATGAATTTATTATGATTAATTCAATCTTCGATAAAGAAGACGAAAAAATTGAAATAAATCTTCAGAAAAGTGATTACAAAATAAAAGTACAAAGGTACAACGTCATAAAAATTGGAAACCCTATAGAGGGTGATACGCTTGAAGTTAATTATCGTGCAACTCCAAAATTTCTAACTTATGAAAAACAGGATATACCGTTACCGCCTCAGTATTTTGAAGCTTTGTTTCACTACGTAGGGTACAGAGCACACGCTTCTATAAACGGTGATATCAAATCTGAAAATAATACTCATTACATTAGATTTGACCAAAGCTGTAAAAGAATTGTTTCACAAGGCTTACAAAATGAAGACTCTATGCAAATTTTTAAGCTTGAAGAACGTGGATTTGTTTAATAAAAGATACCAAAATTAGGATGACAGCATGCTTACTGAAAATGAGTTTAATATCATTTACGAATTTTTAGGCCGAGTAACTGTAAAAGGGCACAATGAAAGAATTGCCATGAATTCTGTTATAATCAAGATGCAAGAAAACACAATAGTAGACAAAGATAGGACAGTACCAGTAAGCTCTAATATTGATGAATCGGATATTGATTAGTAAAAACAACACACTTTTGAAACAAGCATAAACACTGAGGCATTACCAATGGCATTTATTATTGACGCAGTTTACGACAACGGTCTTGCATACGCACAGACCAACGGCACTCGATTGGACATTACCAGCGCAGAAGCCACTACATACGCAGCAGCAACCAGCACTTTGACGCTTGGAAACGACACTGTGTCTGTAAGCGCACCAAGCAACGGCGCAGTTGATGGAAGGCGTGTACAAGTACCAGAAATTACGGCAGGAACAGTTACTGGGACTGGTGACGCTACTCATTGGGCACTTACTAACGGTACCGATGAGTTAATCGCAACAGGGACTTTAACATCACAGTCAGTAACAAGCGGAAACACCTTTTCGTTGTCTGCTATCAGCATTACGTTGCGTGACGCTACGGCAGTATAAGAATTAAAGTAACTGTGCGTTTTTACAGTTTGGTGAAAAGCTAAAAGCAGAGTACACTGTGGTTAGCATAATGTCGCAGCACTTGCCCCTTTATGGGGCTTTTTTATGGAGCCTTTATGGATCGTGAACTATTAAGATCGCAGCTTAAACGACATGAAGGTACCGTGTTGAGACCTTACCTTGATAGTGTTGGCAAATTGACTATTGGTACGGGCCGAAATCTTGACGATGTTGGCATTTTTCCAGACGAAGAAGCTTTAATGTTCAAAAATGAC